TAACACCGTCTAATGCAAATTATAAGGTTACTAAAGACTTTATTGTAGAACAACTTCAAGGTGATCCTCTTGATTTGAAGAATCTTACGATATATCAGGACCTAACTGGTGCAAGAGGATCTGTTACCAATGTTCAACAGATACCTTATGAGAATTTTCAGTTCTATCAGATCAGTATTGACTCCGGTTTTGCCCGAGATAGTGATGTAAGTGGTTCTATCTACGGACAATTCAAGCCAAATCCACTTACAAAAGTCTTAAATGACGTAAGTATTGGTTCAACTATCATCGATGTTGACTCTACAATCGGATTTCCCGAGTTTGGTAGTCTTAGTGTACTGGATATTGATAATAACGAGGTATCAATTGCATATGCTGGCAAGACTTTAAACCAATTTTTCAACACAAGTGGTGTTATTGGTAAAATTGCAAAGAAAACTGACATAACTTTAGACACGTACTCCTATGCATACGTTGGTATCAACACCAATCAGGAGATAAGAGTCAGATTTACTGCCGCAGTGAAGGATTTTATCCCCAATGGGCCCAATTATTACTACAAACCACACGATACTGTAGAACTAAAGTCTCTTGGATGGGAATCTGACACGAAAAAGTCAAATAATTACGTCTTAAATGTAAAAACTAACTGGGATATTATAAAATCTAGTGTTATTGATGGAAATGCCTTTGTATATGAGTTTGAATTTGCAAAAGACCACTTTTTAAGAGAGGGTTATACCGTAAGATATGAAAATTTAGACGGAACTTACTCTATTTTTGGTACAGTTTCCAGAATTCTCTCTTCACAAAAAATTAGAGTAACTTTTTCGCAACAAATTAACCTAAAAGGGCAGTTTGTGATCGAAAATCAGACCTTGAAAGGTGAATCTCAGGCATATCCTTACTTGAATAGTTATATTGCTAACGTTCAAAACACATATTCTAAGTATAATGATGATCTAATCATTGCATCCAACTCTATTGCAAAGTATAATAACATTGAAACTGATCCATATGATAAGAAAATAACTTTTAGTGCAAATCTTCTTTCGACAAATGAACTAAAATTACCAGTTAACCCCACATCAAGACCTGATCATGGGTATTATACTGGTGATGCAGTATATTTTACCTCCGCCGGAAATGGTTTTGAGGATATGCCATCCGCATCGTATTTTGTTTTTAGAGTTGATGAGGAGACTATTAAACTTTCTAGAAGTAAAGCTGACCTATCTAGAAAAATTTACATCACATTTAATGGTTCTGTAGTTAATGCATCTCTTGCATATCTAGATTTCTACGATAAGAACATAGAACCTCAAGGTCTGTATAGACAGATTTTAAAACCAATCAATGATGACAAGAATTATAATACTAGAGCCGGTCATACTGGTATGTTTGTTAATGGTGTTGAGCTATTAAACTACAAAGCACAAAGTAGTGTTTATTATGGAGCAATCAATAATTTATCTATGACTGCAGGTGGTAGTGGATATGATATTATCAGTCCACCATTATTGTCAATTAAGGATGAAGTTGGATATGGTGCCACTGGATTCTGTAATGTAAAGGGGTCACTTGTAAGACTTGATGTGACAGATCCCGGTCTTGGTTATTACGAACCTCCTACAATCTCTATTAGTGGTGGTAATGGGTCTGGTGCCCAGGCTGAACCAAGAATGATTTCAATCAAACATGAAAATTCATTCTTTTCAGACTTTCCATCTCAGGTTGATCTTATCAATAATACGATCACTTTCCCAAGTGACCATAAGTTTTTGGATGGTGAAGAGATAATCTATGAACCAAGAGGAACCGAGATCATTACGGGACTTTCCACTGGGGGTTCTTACTATGCTAGAGTTGTTAGTCAAACTGCAATTAAACTTCATATTGCTGAAGGTGATGCATTTGTTGGTATTAATACTGTCAATCTTACCAAATATGGTTCCGGTACACAATACTTTGTTGCATCAGATCTAAAACAGGTTGTATCTTCTGTCGTAATTACTGATCCAGGACAAAACTATGAGAATAAGAGAAGAACAATTCCTACGGTAGGTGTTAATACAGTATCTAATCAAGTAGAGATTGTAAATCATGGTTATGAATCAAAAGAAATTGTAAGGTATACAAGACCTGAGACTGGAGATAGGGTTATTGGTTTAACAGAAACCACCGATTACTATGTCGTTAAAGTAAATGACGATGCGTTCTCATTGACAAAGGTTGGAGTAGAACCAGTTGCACCAAATTATTACTTTGACAACGGCATTATCATCAACTTTAGTAATGAAGGATTGGGTTCTTTCAACTATCCTCCGATTGTAGTAACCGTTGAAGGTGCTGCAGCATCTTATGATAAGACATTTGTTGAAGATTATCAGGAACTCTTTATAATTGAATCTCCGATTGAAGAAAATATTACGACTCCGATATTCGTTCTTGCGTGGACAGATACTGAAGCAGAGATTACAAATAATGGTTTAGTACCGGATCAATTCTTCGTAGAAGTAAATGAGGGTTCTAATTGGTTGATTAGTGATGATCCATTCATTGGTAACATTCTTTTGTATGATGCCAAACTACAACCAATTTTTAGGGGGTCTATCGAGACTATCGATTTAACTTCAAATGGTGTTGGTTATGGTTCTTCTGATATTGTCGATTTTGTAAGGCAACCAGAAATCACATTCGATGCCGGTATTAACGCAAAATTGACTCCTATCGTTAATAATGGTGAAATTGTAGAAGTTGTTGTCAATACTCCAGGTAGTGGATATAATTCCCCACCAGATTTGCAGATTGTTAGCGAGACTGGTAACTACGCTGTTCTGATTCCAATTATTGAAAATGGTTCTATTAAAAATATAATCATATCAAAAGGTGGTATTGGCTATGTTGCAGGAAAGACTAATGTCAATGTAGTACCGTCTGGTGGTGGTGCTAGAGTAAATGCAAATATTCAGGCTTGGAATATAAACTTGTTCGAAAAGAACTTCAATAACATACTTGATGATGATGGTGTTATTGAAGAGAATCTTTCTAATGAGTCCCTAGAGTATTGTGCGACATATCTACCCAGACCTCTTCGTAGAACTTTGAATGTAATTAATGGTTTTGATAAAAATAATGAACTATATGGTACTTTTGACTTAAGTTTTGATCCACAAACTGGTGGAGAAGTTAATAACACCTATCACTCACCTATTGTTGGATGGGCATATGATGGAAATCCAATCTACGGACCATATGGATTTAAGAATATTGATGGTACTGGTGACATTTCCCGAATGAAATCTGGTTATAAATTAGAAAAAGTTCAAAAGGGTAGACCTCCATATAGCTCATTCCCTAATGGGTTTTTTGCTAATGATTATATCTTTAGTGGAGATGGTGATTTAGATATTCATAATGGAAGATTCTGTGTAACACCTGATTATCCAAATGGAATATATGCATACTTCTGTACTATCTCCGAAGGAAATGACTCCAGTGGACCATTTAACAACTACAGAAGACCTGTATTCCCTTATGCAATTGGTGACACATATAAGTCAACACCTATCCCATTCAACTTCTTAGCAAGATCTAATCAGACTGATTACGATATTGAAGGTAAAGGTTGGTTTAGAAATACCAAGTATTACTATACCAATGGTGGACAGAGTGGATATGATTATATCTTCAACTCCAACACGGTAAGAAAACAGACTATTGATATTACTGCAACATCTGCAGGAAGTGTTGATGCAGTTACAATCTTTGATCGAGGTAGTGGTTACCGGGTTAATGATAGGGTTATATTTAATAACACTAAAACTAGTGGCAGTAACTTGAATGTTAAGGTTTCTCAGGTTGGTGGTAAAAAAGTAGATGCAGTAAGTCTTGCAACAACTTCTATTGAAGATGTTGAAATTTATTCAAATGCCAGCACTAATCAATTTATTGGTCTGACTTCGGCACCACATAATTTCCTTCCGGGTAACATCATCTATATCGATGGCCTGTCTGAGACCTATAAGAACCTACAGGGTTCGTACAGTGTTGGTGTAAGTAGTGACAGATGGTATACTTCATTAGGTGTCTCTACAGGCCCTGTAACGGGTATTGTGACCTATGTGTATGTTTCTGGTTCACTTGATGAATCTATCATAGCACCAGACGATATTTTAAGAATTGAATCTGAAAAACTTAAGGTTCTAAACATCGATAAACTTTCGAGTAGAATTCGAGTTTTGCGAGGTTATGATAATACTTTTGCTGTTGTACATAGTGCAGGTACATTAGTTCGAAATGATCCCAGAAAACTGGCATTTACAGCAACAGGTATTGTTACTACAAAAGAGCTAACAACCAATAGACAACTTTATTTTGAACCAAACGAGGCAATAGGTCTTGGTACCGAAACTGTTGGTACCGCAACAACATTAGTTTTTGCTAATCCAGGTGTAGGACAGACTCAACAGAGAGTTGATCAACAACAAATCTATATCCCAGATCATAGATTAGGATTGAATACTCCTATCGTCTATTATACTAATGGTGGAACAACTATTAGTGCTTGGAGTGGTATTACTAGTTCTAATATATTCCCATTAGAATCGAACAGAAATCTTTTTGCAGTTCCTATTAACAAGGATATACTTGGTATTGCAACAGTTCGTGTCGGTATTGATAGCATTTCTGGAAAATATGTGGGGGTTAATAGTGAGACAGGTGGTCTTCTTTACTTTACTACTTCAGCTGGTCTTGGTAGTTACCACAGTTTTAAAACTAATATTTCTTCAGTATTAAGTAGTAGATTCTCTAAAAATGTTGTTACTGTTTCTACCGCAAGTACTCATGGTATAAAACCTGGTGATAGAATTACTGCCGATGTAAACCCAACTACGACCACAGAAATATCGGTCATTTATGATGATTATAATCGAAGAATAGTATTTGATCCTGATACTATTGAGCCAGCAGGAATTAATACCGTATTTGATACATTTACTGTTCCAGAGAACAAGTATAGGGTTGGTGATAAGGTTATCTATAGTTCAGTAATACCCGATCCGAGTCTTTCTAATAAAGGTCTTTACTATGTCTATGTGTTTAAGAATGACCAGATTAAATTAGTTGAGTATGCTTCCGAATTAGGAAAAGAAAACCCAACATTTGTCAATATTGGTACCGCACACACCACAACAATCTCTAGGATTAACCCTGCGATTAAAGTTCAAAAAAATCAGAATTTGAAATTTAATCTTTCTGATAATTCTTTGTCGTTTACTAATGCTGGTGCTAGATTTGCGGCATTTGATATGTTTATCTACAGTGATTTGTCATATGCAAATAAATTCTGGGTTGCACCAAATTCTGATTCATTTGAAGTTACTAAATCTGGAACTGTTGGTATTGATACCGATGCAAACTTAACTCTTTATGTTAGTGAAAATATTCCAACTAATCTGTGGTATAACTTTGAGACTGATAATATTGACATCAATCTTCCCATAAAGATAAGAAGGTATACTGACACTTCAGTTTATAATAATAACCAAATTAATATTACTGATAATAAATTTGATGGTAGTTACAATGTTGTAGGTGTAACATCTATGACTTTTGATTATAACGTACCTTATAATAGAGATACTACTAATTTTTATGATCCCACCACTGCAATTCTTAGTTACACTACGAATTCTACGAACACAGTTGGTCCTATTTCGAGATTGACAATCTTGAATGGTGGTAGAGGTTACAGATCTCTTCCTGGTTTCACTTCTGTAAGAAGTTCTACTGGTACTGGTGCCCTACTACAACCATCAAGTACTACGATTGGTAATATTATATCAACAAAAGTCAACTATATCGGTTTTGGTTATCCATCTGACACAACTCTGAATGCGTCTGGTAACTTACCAGAGATTTTAAGAATTGAACCTTTGGCATCATTCGATTCCATTGGTATTAGTTCTGCTGGTTTGAATTATTATGAGGCCCCTGAACTTGTAGTAGTTGATGGCGCATCAAAACTACAGATAACTGATGTAAAACTAGATTATGAGTTAGATGACACTGAAGTTACTATTGTAGAGAACACTATCTCACTGAACAATGTCACTCCAGAAATTATTCCTATCAATAATTCGAATGGATTCAGTATTAGTTCTATTACTTACAACTCGGTATCGAAAATTGTAAGACTATCACTATCTAAACAGTTTAGTGATCCTCAAGACTGGCCATTTAAGGTTGGGGAGACAGTAATTGTTGAAAATATCGCAATTGGGTTCAATACTACAGGAACAGGTTATAATTCAGAGAATTATGAATATGCATTATTCAGTCTAACTGCAACTGATAGTAATCTTGGTGGATCTGGTTCTTATGTTGAATACGATCTTTCAGATTATCTTGGTGATGGTGAATTTCCTGGCAAAATAACATCTTTTGCCGCTGCAAAAGTAACTCCAAAAACATATTTCCCAATCTTCGACATTAAGCTCAAAATTTCTAATTTCTTTGATGGTGAAAATGTTTCAAACGAAGATAGTGTAGGTGTAGTAGAGAGGTGGGATCCTGTTAGTGAATATTTGTTCGTTTCTACCAATTCAGATTTTGAAGTTGGTAGTATTATTGAGTCCGAAACCTCTCGAATTAAGTCTAGAGTTAAATCTAAGATTGATTTTAACTCGACTATCGGTATTGGTGCAGGAACAACATTTATCGACGGTTGGCAATCAAATTCTGGCTTCTTGAATGACAATTTACAAGTCATTCCCAATAATGAGTACTATCAGAACTTCTCATATTCGCTCAAATCTAGAATTCCTTATAAAACTTGGGATGACCCAGTAAGTTCTCTTAATCATACTGCTGGTTTTGATAAATTTGCAGATTTGGTCATTGATAACGATGCCGCTAGTAATACATCTCCAAAAGAAGTAACTATCGAAACTGTTGTTGATCTTATTGGTGAGGGTAATCTCTATTGTTTCCCAGATTTTGATGGTGCAACAGAAACTACTATTGATGTTGTCAATGGTAAGACTGTATCTGATCAAATTATATTCGAAAATCGAATTTTGCTAGATTACTTCGAATCTAGAGGAAATAGAGTATTAGAACTGGATGATCTTAGTAGTCAATTTAACAGTAATCCAAGAGACACAAGATATTCTATTGTAGACTTCTTCGACAACAAATTCTACTTCAATAAGTTCTTTACTTTGGTTCAGGATAGAGAAATTAGAAATAGAAAACAGTCTAGTATTATTTCTGTTGCACAAGATGGAACTAGAGGTTATGTTAATCAATATGGCACTTTAGACACTGCAATGCCGTTGGGTTATTTTGACTATATTGGCGCAGGAACTAGTACATGGGGCCTAACTTTCTATCCAAATCTGTTTAAGTACAATAACTATGATATTTCTTACTTCACCTTCAGTGGACTGAATGATGTAACCGGAATTGGAACTCAACAAATTGGTAATGTGGTTAAAATTTCTACTGCAAGTACTAATGTATCCGTTGCAACTACTACCAATCTGGTATCAATTTCTTCTACCTACAGAGCCGCAAAACTTCTTATTCAAATGGAGGATGCAGAAAATAACTACTATGGTAATGAACTTAATATCCTTCACGATGGAACAAATGTAACCACTCTTCAATATGGCGAAATTGATAATAAGGTTGGTCTTGCGGGTCTACCAAGTTCTGGATTTGGAACATATAATGCATACATTTCTGGTGGACTTGTAAAAGTTGATATTATTCCGACTGTAGGAACTGCGGTTACTGCAAATGTGAGTATTGTATCTATTGCTGACAATAGTGCTTCTGGAGTTTCTACATCAAATCTTGTAGTTACTAATCTATCGTCTTATTCCAAGTCTATTGCTTCTTCAGGAACCCCTGTCGAAAATATTGTTGCTTCTTACTCATCACCATTCAATTCTGAATACTTTATCGTATCGGTAGAGGACACTACAAACAATGAATATGAGATGTTTGAGGTAAATGTCCTTGATAATGATAATGTAAACAGAATTGTAAAATATGGTGATATTAGAACTAATGTAGGTCTTGGAACAGTTGGTGTTACGAACAGTAGTACCGAAACTCATCTTGTATACACACCAAATCCGAATATTAATGTTGAAGTAAGAGCATTTGGTATTTCTCTTAAGAATTTCAACAATATCGTTGGTATTTCTTCAATTGACCTTGATAATAACATTCTATTCTCTGAATATGGAACATACACTGGTACAGAGTTTGATAAAAAGACTTCATTCAAGTTACAATCGAATAATCTAGATGTATTCCAAAGAAGTTTTGTGGGGAACAGTACTTCTGTAGTCAATACTACGGGCAATCAAGTTATTTTAGAAGACCACTTCTTTGTAACTGGCGAAAAAGTTACCTACGAGTACGAAAACTCTATTCTATCAACTGCAAACGCAATTGGGATTGGAACTACAAGTGTAGCTGGTGTCTCCACTGATAAACTTCCGTCTACTTTGTATATTGTCAAATATAGTGAAAAGTCTGTAGGGTTTGCAAAAAGTGCAGCAGATGCATTGAGTACAGTTCCTGTTGTATTTGATTTAACCTCGGTTGGTATTGGAACATTCCATAAAATTACCGCAACTAATCAGAATGCCAGAGCATTGTTGGCAATTGATAATATGGTTCAGTCACCAGTAACTGAAGTGAATATTGAAACACAGTTGTCTGAAAGTATTGTATTTGATGTAGATTTTGATGTTGTTGGAGTTACTTCATTCAAGGCAAATGATTTGCTTAAGATTGATGATGAGATTATGCTTGTTCAGAACACGGGAGTTTCTTCTGAGAATAGTCTCAAAGTTCTACGAGCACAGATGGGAACACAAGTTGCCTCACATAATATAGGAACTTCAGTCAATTTACTTGGTGGTAACTATAATATTGTCGATAATACAGTTCACTTTGCTTCTGCACCATTTGGAGCCACTCCAATTGGAACTGCTACAGCAGGACCTGATAATGTGGATTGGGTTGGTGTTACCACGTACTCAAGTTTCCAAGGTAGAACCTTCATAAGAAGTGGTATTCTTAACGATGACCTTGACACTTACGCAACTAACTATACGTTTGATAATATTCAAAGCGAATTTAATGGTCAAAGAAAAATATTTACGTTGACTCAAAACGGTGACAACTTAGTTGGATTTGCAACTAATCAGGCGATCATATTAAATTCAAATATTCTTCAAGAACCATTGGGTGGTCAGATAACATCTGGTGACTATAGCTTCCTTGAAGTTGCAGGTGTTACGAGTATTACATATCTCGGTGATAGTGTCTCATCTGAAGAAGACCCGAATAAAGCTTCAATTCCTAGAGGAGGAACACTTATCTCTGTTGGTTCTACTCCAGGTTTTGGTTTCCAACCATTGGTTAGTGCTGGTGCATCAGTATTCGTTAACTCTGGCGGTACAATCAACTCGATTAGTATTGGTAATAGTGGTTCTGGTTATAGAACTGGTATTCAAACTAACGTAGGTGTTGGCATTATCACATCATCTGCCGGAGATGTTCGAGTTATTGGTATTGGTACTGCAAATATTGTTGATGGTCATGTAGATAGTATCGACCTTTATAATCTTGGTTCCAACCTCGACTTCAACAATCCACCTGTTGTTGTGATAGACAAACCTCTTGGATATTCAAATATTCCTTTAGTCTATAGTTCTAATTCTACACCTGGAGTTGGTACTGGGGCCAGAGTTGATATCGTTGTTGGACAAGGTTCTAGTGTTATCAATTTTGATATTGTAAGTGGTGGTTTTGGATATAACGTTGGTGATAAACTCAATATTGCTATTGGTGGTACGACAGGTGTTAAGACTGACTCAGGTCTTCCATTCATTCCGTTTGAATTAAGTGTCACTGAGGTATATCGAGATACTTTTAACGGGTTTACTGTTGGTGAACTTGATGTATTTGATAGTATTGATGAGTTGTTTGATGGTTTAGCTAAAAAATTCCCTCTTACAATTTCAAGTCTACAATATGCGATTGAAGCTAAGAAAGGTTCAAATATCAATCTTGCCCAGGCACTAATCATAACAATCAATGATGTTTTACAGGTTCCTGAAATTTCATATACATTTACTGGTGGTGGTTATGTAGAATTTGCAGAACCTCCCAAAAAGGGTGACACTTGTAAAATTATCTTCTATAAGGGTACACCAGATGTTGATGTTGTGTTTGTTGACATTCTCGAAACCGTTAAAATTGGTGATACATTACAACTAAAAAATGACATCGCAAAAGGTCAAACTTTTGGTTTATATCAAGACCCTAGAGTAGTGACAGGTATTACCACTCTGGATACTGTAACCACTCTTGCATATAATGGTCCTGGTGTTACTACAAATACTGCTCTTGTAAGACCTGTTACTTGGTGTAAGCAAACTGATGATATTACAATTAATGGTGACTTTGTAACCAAGGATAGAATTGACCAAGAACCTTATATCTATCCTGCAGCATATCTAACATCCTATGTTGGTTTCACTAGTAACTATGGTTATGTTGATAGTATTAGACCGTTGTTTAACTCTAGTAGTGAAACAAATCTTCTAGATTATCAAGATAAAATTGTAATTATAGACCAGGGAATCATCGATGTTGCGACTGCTACTGCATCTACTGGTGCTGGTGGAATAATCACATCATTTACTGTAAGTAATGTTGGTGCAGGTTATTCCTACTTAACAACTCCTGTAGTATCAGTTTCTTTACCAGATGAACTCAATGGTATCAGAGCAACAGGTATTGCTTCAGTAACCGGTGATGGTGTAGTATCGATTTCTGTATCTAATGCAGGAACAGGATACACTCAGGCACCTAATGTTCTTATTGAACAACCTTCTGTCAGAAGAGAGAAGATTGGAGTTACCTCATACTTTGGTGATTATGGTAATATCGTTGGTTATGCACATTCGGGTATCAATACTGCATTTATTGAACTACATATCCCAGAAGATTCTTATATGAGAGATGCATCTATTGCAGGTGTTGCCGTTACGGTCAGTCAATTGATTCCGGGAGATTTCTTCATTGTCAATGAATCAAATGTGGGTATATTTACCGACAATAACTTTGATGGAATATATTATGTCAAGAATGCGGAAAATGTAACTAAGGATCTTTCAAGTATTGGTCTTGGTGTAACTGCGGTTAGACGAATCGAGTTCACAAGTCAAGGATATTCTTCTGGTTCTGGTACATTTGATAACTCTCGTATATTCGGTGAATATACATGGGGTAAACTACAGTTCATAAACAGAGTTCCTGCAACGGCACTAGAGTTCTTCCCTGAAGGTTATAGTGGATTATCATCATCACCTCTTGTACAAAGATTTGAACCTTTGAAATTCAATAATTATAATGTTTAGATAAATACAAACATAGAAAAGGATTCTGTATAAAAGATGGCATACCAAGGTATTAATACGGGTTCATCTCCCAATAGTGGAACAGGTGACTCACTTATTGAAGGTGCCGAAAAGATTAATAGTAACTTTGTTGAACTTTACAACATTGTTGGTAATGGGACAACCACCTTTGTTGGTATTGTAACTCAAATTACTGCAGGTACTAATGTAAGTGTTAGTACCTCGTATGGTTCTGTCGAAATATCTGCACCT